ACCACCAGCACCACCTACTCGTCTTCCAAGATCGTCGGCCTGCTCGACGCATTGAAGGCTGACATCCTGGGTGGCGCCGATGCCGCGTTCGACACCTTGCTGGAAATCCAGCAGGCCATCCAGACCGGTGAAACCGCCGCCACCGCGCTGCTGGACGCCGTCAACAAGCGCGTTCGTTATGACGCTGCTCAGGCCCTGACCGCGCCGGAACAGGCTCAGGCCCGCAGCAACATCGGTGCGGTCGCCGCCGCTGACGTGGGCGACACCGCCTTCGACTTCGTCGCTGCCTTCGAAGCCGCTCTGATCTAAACCTGCCCGCCCGGTTTCCTGCCTTCGGGCAAGGCCGGGCTCCCAATTCTTGATCGAGGCATCTCATGAGCACACTCGACACCCATCTGGGCACGGTTCGCGACTGGATCACCCAGCTGCGGCTCGGCAATGCCACCCCGCCGATTCCCGCTGTATTGCCTGGCAGCCGGCAAACCCTGGATCTGGGCCCGGGCGAAACCCTGGAGATCGTCCACACCAGTGATCCTGATTACCAGCGCATGGTCTCGCTCGCGGAACAGGTATTCGAACCCGGGGCCAGCCTGATTCCGGTGATGACGGGAAATACGTCGCCCTTGTGCAGCATTTCCGCGTCGACGACACATCCCTCGACGTCTGGCCCCTGGCGTGCCGTCGATGGCAACCTTTCCATGCACTGGACGGCAGCTGCATACGTCACCAGCGGATGGTGGCGCTGCTGTTTCCCGACGACAAAAAGCCTGTTGAGTTACGCCATTACGGCGCGCAACGCCTACGGTGACAGCGCCCCCAGGGACTGGACACTGCGTGGTTCGAACGATGGGGTGAACTGGACCGTAGTCGACACCCAGTCCGGCGTGACCTGGAGCAATGCGCAGCGCCGGCAATTCAGCCTGGCTCAGGCTGCCAGCTTCTCTTGCTGGGAAATCAACATTACCGCCACCGCCAGACCTGACTATGAGGGTGCTTTGGCAATGGCTGAGGTGCAGTTCTATGCGCCGGCCACGGAGCGCATTTTGGTGCCCGCTTCCACGGACTACCAGATCGAGTACCTGGCCGATCGCACCCGTATCAAGCGCTTGGCCGCCGAGCGTCGCCTGCTAACCGCCACGGTTCGCCTGTGATGATGACCCTGGCGCAGCACATCGCGGCCCTCGCCACGCGCATCGGCCAGGAACTGAAGGCCCGGGTCACCCCTGAGCATCCAGGCCTCGCCCGCGCCTGGGTGTGCTTTGGGTGGGTACGGGGTGAGGTCGTGGTCCACGCCGGGCACAACGTGAAGAAGGTCATGCGCCTGTCCCCCGGCAAATATCGGGTGGTCTTCGCCGAATCCATGCCCGACGAGCACTACTGCTGGTTGGCTTTCGCTCGCAACAGCGACAAGTCCATGAAGATGGCCGCCGCCCGGGTGAGTTGCGATGACAAGACGACCGACGACGTCGAACTGGTCTGCGCCACGCCCTCCGGCACGCTGGCCGATTCCAGTGAGATCAACGTCGTGGTGTACCGCTGATGGCCTACACCCAGGAACAACTCGACGCCCTGCAAGCCGCTCTGGCCAAGGGGGAAAAGCGCGTCACCTTCGCCGACAAGACCGTGGAATACCGCACGGTGGACGAACTGAAGGCTGCGATCCGCGATGTGAAAGCCGACTTGCACCGCCAGGCGGTGGACACCGGACTGTGGCCACAAGCACCCCGGCAAATCCGGGTCACCACCAGCAAGGGGTTCTGATGGCCAGGAGTAACACCAAAGCGTCAGCAGGCTGGTTTGGCAAGATCGGTGCCTTGTTTGGCCGCACGCCTATTCATGAAGCGGCCGGCAGCGGACGTCGCGCCTGGGCCTGGATGCCCGGTAATCCGGGCGCGGTGGCCGCCATGCTGGCCACACAGTCCGAGTTGCGCACCAAGAGCCGCGATCTGGTGCGCCGCAACGCCTGGGCCAATGCCGCGCTGGAAGGGTTCGTCGCCAACGCCATCGGTACCGGCATCAAGCCCCAGTCCATGCTGGTGGATCCCGCGCAACGCGAGCGCATCCAGTCGCTCTGGCGGGACTGGTGTGAAGAGGCTGACGCCGCCAGCCTGACCGATTTCTACGGCCTGCAGGCAATGGCCTGCCGCGCCATGCTCGAAGGCGGCGAATGCCTGGTGCGGCTGCGCCCCCGCCGCGAAGAAGATGGGCTGGCGGTGCCGCTGCAGATCCAGTTGCTGGAGCCCGAGCACCTGCCAGTGTCGATGAACACCGATCTGCCCTCGGGCAACGTCGTGCGCGCCGGCATCGAGTTCGACAAGCTGGGCCGGCGTGTCGCCTACCACCTGTATCGCAGCCATCCCGAAGATGGCGCACTGGCGCCCATGTCCAGCCAGGGCGGTATCGACACCGTGCGGGTGGACGCCGCCGAGATCATTCATCTGTTCCGTCCACTTAGGCCCGGCCAGATTCGCGGCGAGCCCTGGCTCTCCCGCGCGCTGGTGAAGCTGAACGAACTCGACCAGTACGACGATGCGGAATTGGTGCGCAAGAAGACTGCCGCCATGTTCGCCGGCTTCATCACCCGCCTCTCCCCCGAGGACAACCTGATGGGAGAAGGCAATTCAGACCAGAACGGGGTCGCCCTGGCGGGTCTGGAACCCGGCACGCTGCAAATTCTAGAACCGGGCGAGGACGTCAAATTCTCACAGCCGGCCGATGTCGGCGCGTCCTACGGCGAGTTCCTGCGCATGCAGTTCCGCGCCGTGGCCGCCGCCATGGGCGTGACCTACGAGCAACTGACCGGTGATCTGACTCAGGTGAACTACTCCTCGATCCGGGCGGGGCTCCTGGAGTTTCGACGCCGCTGCGAAGCCATCCAGCACGGCGTGATCGTGCACCAGTTGTGTCGGCCGATCTGGTCGGCCTGGATGGAGCAGGCGGTGCTGTCCGGGGCACTGAAGTTGCCAGGCTATGCAAAACGACGGCGTGAATACCTGGCCTGTAAGTGGATCCCACAGGGCTGGCAGTGGGTGGACCCGCAGAAGGAATTCAACGCCATGCTGACCGCCATCCGCGCCGGGCTGCTGTCCCGCTCGGAGGCGATCTCCTCCTTCGGTTACGACGCCGAAGACATCGATCGCGAGATCGCAGCGGACAACGCGCGGGCGGATGCCTTGGGTCTGGTGTTCGAGTCCGACCCCCGGCACGACCAGCCCACCGCCGTCATGCCCGCCAGGAATACCCCGGCAGAAGCTGCACCTGCCGATCCGGCGACCGATGCACTGGCGACCGATTCTGCGCTCCTGATCTGAAAGGCCCATCCCATGCTCTATCCGCACTTGGCGGGACGTCTGTTTGGCGTGCCGCTGCTGATCCATCGCCCCAAGCTGGACGTGATTCTTTCGGTCCTGGCGCCTCGGCTTGGGCTCGACGGCACATTGCCGCAAGCGGCGCTGCCGGTTTCTCGTCCAGTCGTATCGCCCACGCCTGGCATCGCCATTCTGCCCATCCACGGTTCCCTGGTGCGACGCACCTTGGGGATGGAGGCGGAATCAGGGCTCCTGAGTTACCAGGCGATCCAGGCTGGCCTGGCGGCAGCACTGGCCGATCCCAATGTGGCTGGCATCCTGCTCGACGTAGATTCACCGGGCGGCGAGGCAGGCGGCGTGTTCGACCTGGCTGACCGCATTGCCGCTGCGGCCAAGGTGAAGCCGATCTGGGCCATCGCCAACGAGTCCGCCTTCTCGGCGGCCTATGCCTTGGCCAGCGCGGCCTCGCGCCTGGTGGTCACGCGCACGTCGGGCATCGGCTCGGTGGGCGTGATCGCGATGCACATCGACCAGTCCGGCATGGATGCGAAGGCGGGACTGCAGTACACGCCGATCGTCGCTGGTGCGCACAAGAACGACCTCTCGCCGCATACCGCCATCACTGATGAGGCACGCGCCATGTTGCAGGCCGAAGTGGACCGGCTCTACGGCCTCTTCATCGACACGGTGGCGAGCCACGGACGCCTCAGTGCGGATGCCCTGCGCGCCACCGAGGCGGGCCTCTACTTTGGCGACGCCGCTGTGGCGGCGGGCTTGGCTGATGCCGTGGCCACCTTCGACGACACCCTGGCC